TAAAATTAAAAATGATAACGGCGAGCTCGTGGTGAAAGAATGTAAATCTCTTACTGTGAGAGACTATCGAAATTACTTGATTATGCAAGATGAACTTGCAAAAGGAGATGATCCAGAACATGTGAAACTAGACAAACAACTAACTTTTATGGCTAGTTTGTTTGAAGGCTTAACCGTCGATATGTTATATGACAAATACAACATGTATGAATTAAACAATGCTCTGGCAAATCTATATGTTAAGTTAATCGGAGGGGAGCCAGAAGACCCAAAGGAGACAACTTAACACCCGGCGAGGCATTAGAAAAGTTTTACGAGTTTATCAGAAACGTAATCAAATCTGACTACGGAGTATCTATAAAAGATGTCATGGAGACAAACTGGATTGATATGCTGGAAGTTTTAAAGCCTGCAGAAGTCAAATCTGAGGAAGTGATGTCGTTAGAAGACTTTGTTGGGACTCTAAATGGCGGATAAACTCCGCCTTTTTATTTTTGTTGAAAGGAGGAAAAATGGCAAAAGGTACACCACGAGCTCGCCGTTATCATTTTTAATTTTAATTTCTAAGTCTGACATCTACACTCCTTTACACTCCTGGAATAGCTCCTACGCTTGGTTCGCCTGGATTCAAAAGCTTAACCAAAGCCATTGCATTTTTGCCCTTAGCTTCTGCTTCTTTATCCATTGCCCAACCGACATATTGACCTTTCGCTTCCCCTACTTCACCAGGTTGTGCTGTGAACACTAATTTTTGAGAGTCTAAACCATCATGTTTTTCTTCCTTGGTTTTTAATTCGAAATCTTCCATCGAGAAAGTCCCTTTAAAGAAACCGAGATATACATTCCCCTCTGTCCCTGGAGCTTCTAAAAGAACAGACACTTCAGGCGCTTCTGTATCTTCTCCGATAAATGTAACTCCTTCTGTTTTTTCACCTTTTTTATAACCAAGTATGGTTTGTAAATGTTCGAATGGGATATCAATTGCTTCTGTCTCCATTTTTACATCGCCAACACCTCTGCGCGAGGTGTAATAAGCAATATCTGAACCATATGTTTTGACAGGGGCTGCTGATAATCCACTAATTTTAGCTGTTTTAGTTGCACCTTTACCAGCCTCACCCTCGATGACAATCTTTTTTTTCGCATCACTTAAAACTTGAATTGTCATTCGTTTAAATCCTACTGCTTGCATTAAATTCTCCTTTATCAATACTCTTCATATAAACTGCTAAATCCTTTGTAAGTTCTAGCATCTAGATATCTGTTTGTATCCTCGTCATAACGTTCTAAGCCGTTATCACTTTGAAAAAAATCTATAACCATCAGCTTTTTCTCAATCCTATTTTGCAAATCTTTACATTCGAGCCTTGATACACTCTCTACATCGATTTGATACATAAATTTCTTAGCTAATGGTTTATCTGAACCGAAGTTTGTTTGTCTAGGTGGTGCAAGAGGTACAATAACAATGCTTGTTTGGTCAGAAGGTAGACTTTCTGGTCGCTTAAAAGTTTTTGTTTTAACTGATCTCAAAACTTCGTCTTGTTTAAAAAGCTCACCAATTTCTGTTAGCATGTCTTTAACCATCAAAACCTCCCTTCAACTTGTCTTTTATGCCTTTCGGATATATCGTTTCTAAAACATCCGAATAACGTCGAATTACCCCGACACCACGCCGTTTCTCCTTCCATCCATATTCCAACTCTTGTAAGTGGACCATGTTCCATCGTGGAGCTTGGAATCCAAGTTTCACTTTTGGTATTCCCTCCTCACGTTTAATCCTAGATACAACGGCACTTTTAACCGTCTCTCCGCTTCTTCGGTAAACCGATATAGCAGCTTCGAAACTAGGTTCTAGTTCTTCACCGATTTCTTTTAGCGCTTTATTAACTACTCTGTTAACTTTCGCAGAGCCTAACTTTTTTTCCATATTCGCTAAAAGTTCATCCATGCCTTTTAATTCAGCTCCCACTTTTTATCCTCCAAGAACTATAACAATAAAGTCTCTATCAACAAAATCAGGCCTTATATCTAATATTCCTATTTTTTTATTTGGCAACCTGCTATCAATAATTTCTACAAGATGATCATTCTGAGGGATATAACCCGACAGAGGGTCTCTAAACTTAATAGTGTATTGTGCTTTAACGCCTCTCTCAGTTACTTTCTCAATATCTTTTATGCTTGGATTATAGACTTCGGCGAGTGTTGCGAATAGTTTCTTTAATTTCATATCTCTTCCATCTAATTCATCGTCTGTTGTTGATGAATAAAAGATGACAGGAGTTCTCAAATCACCATTATTTGTTTTTTTTCTAGACATCGTCAGAAACTTCTTCGATAAAACCAGGTAATTTGTCGTCAATCTCTTTAAAGCGGTTTTTGTTGACAACAAAGACATCCCCAATTTCTCGAATTACCTCTTCTTTATAATCTTCAAATCGTTGAATCGTTCTTACTTTCATATTCTCTTTCCATTTCTTCAATAGCCAAACGAGCGATTTCGTTTTTAAAAGAGTCATAAAACAACTCGAGACAGTCGTTAAAGACATATCTCGAGCGCTCCATTATTAACTCTTTACCGCTTTCATAATCCATCAAATCAAACCCTAACAACCCTTTGAGGGCACTCTCTGAACTTTTCAAATTAGTGATAGATTGTCATCATCAAAATCATGAAACACTCTCATTCGTTCTTTAAATGGTTTTAAAAGCTTGTGTTCATCCATCTATTACACTCCTGGAATAGCTCCTACACCCGGTTCGCCAGAAATTACAATTGGGTCTGCAACACTAAGCGTCCAAACTGCTGCTGAAGTCTCATCCTTAGCACGACCATACGCAAATTGTTTAGCTGTAAATAAGTCTAAATCTTCAAGAGCGTATGTCTCTGTATACTTGTGTAACTCAATTCCGCCTGCAACATATGCATCATATCGTCCCTTAACAAAAGTTGTAACTTCCTTAGCCTTTTGATGGACTGACTCAATTAAGGTAACGTTGTAAGGTAGAGCAGTCACGAACGTTCCGTTAGCATTAAGTGATGTATATTGTTTTTTAACATCCCATGCATCTGCTGGATTAACCACGATTACAATGTTTCCATCAACTTCAACAGCTGTCTTTCCATCTTCTTTTACAGAGTGGTATTTATGTACCATCGTCAATTCTTTTACTGTTGTAGATGGATCTTTAAATGTTAAAACTCCTGTCGGTTTTTTTGCATCATACGTCGCTTTTTCGCCAACAACTTTACCTTTTAGAGTACGAGATAACCCGATTGGTTTACCATTGCCATCTCCATTTAAAAAAGCTTCTTCTAATGCAACTGCGAACGCTTCATCAATTTGTGTCATAATGAAACGAAGTAACCAGCCTGGGCCGAACTTAACAGCGTCTTTGGGAATAACTACGTAAGCTGTGAGCTTGTGTTGGATAGCCTTAGTTGAGCTAAATGAAGCTTGAAGTTGCCCTTTGATTTCCCCGTACAAGTCACCCCACTCGGCTTTACCTTTAGAATCAGAATCAATGAACTTCATGCGAAGGCCCATATTTTTAAGACCAATCGCTCCAATAAGCGGATGTTTTGTTGTTAAATCTTCAAAAATACGATCAACTGTTTCTTCTGGGATTAACTCAGTTAGCCCAGCTGGCGCTGTTTTTACGATCTCATTAAAAAATTTACGTTCACGAGCTGTCATTTTTGCGTCGTCTGGAGTCAATGCGATTGCAGATTCTACTTCTGCTTGCGCAACTTTTTTAGATTCTTCAAACATTGCTTCTAGCATGTTGTTGTAGAGAGCGCTCTGTTCCTCTTGTGGCGCTTTGTTAGATACTGCATCTACAAATTTTTCACGAATTTCGTTGAATTCATTCGATAATTTCATTGTCATATTTTAAATTTCTCCTTTTTAATTAAAAACAAAAAGCCCCAAATCCTTTTGGCACTTCTTTTTCTTTTTGTTTAGCATTTTCCATTTTGGAAATAACCATATCTACAATTTCATCAATATTAGGTTCTTTTTGATTGACATTAATCGCATTAGCTAGTTTTGAAATGACTTCACTAGGGACAATATTCTCGATACCAGCTACTAGTTGTGGTGCTTGTTTAATTTCTTCTGCAAACATTTCTTTATCTGCAAAGCCTTTTTCAACAGCTTGCTGTGCATTAAACCAAGTTTCTGTGCTCATCAAATCTAGCAATTCATTCATTTCTAAGTCAGTCTTATTGACATAAGCATTAGCAATAGATATATTGTAGTTTTCTAAAACTCCTGCCTCATGCAGCATTTGTTTATGATCTCCACTAACTGTAGTAGATACATTGTGAATCATCAATTGTGCTGTAGGACTAATCTCAACAACATCACCAGCCATTGCGATTACTGAAGCCGCCGAAGCAGCAATACCAACAATCTTAACCGTTACGTTTCCTTGATATGATTTCAATGCGGTATAAATTTCGCTCCCTGCATATACGTCGCCACCACCAGAGTTAATAAGCACTTCAATATCGCTATTATCTTGTGGCAAGATAATATCTTTTGGTGCAGTTGCTGGCATATCTAACCAGTCGTAAAACCAACGGTCGCTATCTGAAACAATAGGTCCTTTAATCTGTATTTGTGTCATCTGTATTATCACCTCCTTTCCCCTCTTCAATATAGTTTTTAGTTAAGATGATGTTATCTCCACCATCTATCGGTGCAAAATCAAGTCTTTCACGCACTTCATTTCGGGTAAATGTACCACTTGAAACCAATTTATCAATATTGACTGCAATGTCAAAAATATCATGTTGTGACAGTCCTACAATCTTTAGTCTCTTACCTTTTTGATAGTCACTTTTACTGATGATTTTCGCATTTAACTCATCTTGTATCTTTTTGCTAAGCGGACTCATGCAATAAAGCACTAAAGCTTTTTGAGAACTATCTAAAGTAGCCATGTCTCCATGTAGTACAGTTGGTGGAATACCTAAAATATCAGCGATTTCATCGTCGAATTGTCGTCTTATCTTTTGTAAATCATCGACAGATAAATTTGTTGTACCTGTGGTGTTCGTCAACTCTTCATATGTGATATGATCATTAGTCGGAACTATAGCGACAGACCTCTCAGAGAAGGCTTTAAACAACTTATCAGCATAATCCTTCATCAAAGACATCTGGTTATCTGTAAATTGAGAAGAGCCTTTTGCATGCATCATCCCTCTTATCTGATTGTTTCTTAAAACAGTTTCTACCATGCGCTGATGTAATTTTTCGTACTCTAAAAACAAACCGTCAATATAACTTGATAGCCTGTTATTGTTGTATTGCAAGAAGATAACTTCGCTCATTTTAAACGTTCGCTTGAATATAAAGTCTTTAACAGTCACACTATCAAATGTATCTTCATATACAGCGTATTCTTTGCGACTGTAGTCATCAGCGACAAGTAACTGATCGTCATCTGTTTTGATAACTAACACTTCATTTTGAGTAACTAACCTATAAATAAATTTTTGCCAAAAATATGATGCTGACTCATTGTTATTTGGTCGTACATTGAGCAAATAATTCCAAGACGGACTCTCGATATTAACTAATCGCATTTCAGAATCAGCAAATATCCTAGCTAGAAATTCTGCGGACTTATCAATAGCTAGATTTTTTAAGTAAAGATTTTGATAATCATTAAAGATGTCATCTAAATCATACCCATTTTCAGGTATAGTTCCTGTTTTAAAAATACTGCCAAAAAAATCAAGTATTTTCATTGATTACCTCCTTTCTTTAGATTCCATGATAACCCTGTCGGTTGGGAGATAATTCGTATCACGCTCCTTTCAGTTTTCAGACGGTTTCAAGTGTGATACTCCTTTCTATTAAATTTTGCCTCTAAGTCTATCAATAATTAATCCTTTTTCTGTATTTTTAATGGTGGCTTCTACAAATTGTTGATCTGGTTTTTCCAATTCTTTAATACGCTTTTCAAGCCGTTCAAAACGTTCAATAAAAATTTCAGTTGTTTCAGTGAGTTTTTGTTCTGATACAACTAACTGTTCTTGTAAATCTTCAATATAAAGATCAACTTCTTTCAACCATTTTGTATGTACTTCAACTAATCTATCTTTTTCTTCGTTTAAAAATTTATCGTATGCTTTCATTTAATCCTCCTTAAAAATCCCAATCGGCAATGCTTTCTAAAAATTCACCGACAGAACTTTCTTGTATCATTTCTTTTTTATATAGCGCTGCAATAAACGCATGAAAACCATCTGTTTTTCTTCTGACTGGTTCTTTCTTTAAAAACCTCTTATTTCCAGAGCCATCTTCTTTTACGTAGGTATTGTCCGTATACCATAACATCATACGGTCATCATCTAAGAAAATAAAACGCTCGTTTGCAAAACCATCTTCGATAATTGGAGCTACCTTAGATTGAATCGCTCCAGGGTTTCTTAAGAACTCATATTCAAAGCCAGCTTCTTCTAAGAGTGGTTTAAGTAGATCCATACGGAATCCATCAGCGCAGACAATTTCAATTAGGTAATCATTGCGCCATTCATTTAACTTATCGACAAGCAAGCGAGGGTCAATGCTATCTCCATCAACAAGAGTTAGAAATCCTTTGTCTTGCCACTCTTCGATGGGAGCTTTAAGTTTGAATGCTTTGAAAAACTCTCGTCTAACAAATGAATGTTGCTTCCAGATGAATTCATCACCATTTTTAAATAACAATCCAACTGATGCAAAATCTCGAATACTTGCGTAGTCAAATCCAGCTACACACGAGCGACCTTTTAAGTCAATTTCAGGCTCTCGTAATGTGGCAAGTAGTTTCTCACGACTGGTAACATCTTTTTCCAAATCTGCTTCTGGCAAGTTCATGCGTTTTGTCATAAATTCTTGTCGTCCGCTTGGTTCTAGTTCTAAATCGTCATAGTCTGATTTAGTAACAGTCCACAGCCGTTTTGCGTATGGCGTATCTTCGTCAAGCATTGGGTTTGCTTTCGGCCAGTTTTTGAAGTCATCTACTTCTTCTGCATTGTCCAATTTACAGATAAAAGGGAACATGCGAAAGTCTTCGACTTCGCCTTTCAATATCTGATTAGCTTTTTCAATAGTCTTATCGTAGAATCCTTCACGAACATAACCATTTGTACCATTAAAAAACGTCCTGACATGTGCAATCTTACCTAGTCCAGACTTTTGTACTTTTACTATCTTGTCATCTTCGAACTGGTGAATTTCATCAAATTCAAGACAACCATCTCGTGCAGAGTCCATTGTTTTTGGATTATTTGTCCTAAAAGAAAAGACGGAATTATTTTTCCGTCCTACAATAGACATTTTTGTTAGGTAGTAATGATTTTCTAACCCTCTTGCTTGGATTGTTTCATATACTTCTTCAAATGATACTTTTCCCTGCTTTTCACTATTGGCAGTAATTGTGACATCATAGTTTTTAATAGGATATAGCGGGCTTGTAAAAAACGCATCCCTAGTCGACATAAAACCATTCTTACCACCTCCACGAGCAAGCGTTAAAAGATATTCATTAAAATGCGGTTCGCCATCTTCTTTTCTGAATAAGAAAATAAATGGTGTAATAAACTTTTGATAAGCAGCTAAAGGGAAAAAATTCTTTTCGGCGAATCTCACATACTTATCAATTAAATCATTATCAAAATATAAATCATCTCGAGTTAAAACTTTTTCTCTAATAAGTTTTACTAACTCTTTACGTTCTTTGTTGTAAACAATTTCATCATTATCTATCTTACGAGCATACTCTTCAAACAGTGGATGTGATATCAAATCAAATCACCACCATTCGTGATATCATTTTTGTCAATGACTTTATCTTCAGGTAACATATCAATCAATTGTTTTATAACTCTGTGATACGTCACATCTCGTGAGTTATATAATTTTGCCACAGGACGCTCTCTTTCATAAGGTGTCTGAGTTTCTGATTGAGAAAACAGTTCATAATCGCCGTTCTCTGAGATATCAATCCACATGTCATTAAGTAGTATCCGGAGACGTGCAGCTTGAGTGAACAATCCTTCTGCGATTTTCTTTTTATCTTCAGGAATGTCTTTAAATAGCTGTTTCAAGCGATATTTTTCACTATAAACTAATTTGTTACGACGTTTTAATTCATCCAAAAATTCACATCTCCTT